ATTAAAAACTCTTTATGAAAAAAGAACACAAAAAACGATTTGATCAATTAAGACAAATAGGTTGTATCGCTTGTAGAAGATCAGGTAAATTTGCTGATCCTGTAATACATCATATTAGGAAGCATACAGGAATGTCATTAAGACCAAGCCACGATGATACAATTCCTTTATGTCCTATACATCATAATATGGGAAATCAGTCAGTTCATCTTAATAAGAAATTATTTGAGTCTTTGTTCGGAACAGAGCTTGAATTATTAAAAGAAACTAATATGGAGATAATAAAACTAGAAAGGACGGATATATTTTATGGAGGAATCGAAGAATAAGTTTCACGCATTACAATTATTTACAGATACTTTTGCGGCAGAAACAGTACATCTTACAAATGATCAAGTAGGAATTTATATAAGATTACTTTCTTTTGCTTGGACTAAAAATGCAAAACCATTTAAAACAGAATCAGCTTATCGAATATGTCAATGCATAGATGATAATTGTTGCATTAATGTCTATGAAGTTTTACAAGAATTTTTTATTTTAGAATCAGAAAATGAAGAAGATAGAAATAAAAATACTTGGACTCATAAAAGATTAACAGCAGAACATGAGTATTTAACAGCTAAATATAAGAAAAGATCGGAGTCAGGCAGAAAAGGTGGTCTTGCTAGAAGCAAAAACCAAGCACCTATACCTATACATATACCTATACCTAATAAGAATATATATGATCCTCAATTTGAACATCTATGGGATTCTTTATCAAAGAAAAGAGGGTCAAAATTCAAAGCTCACGAAACTTGGCTAAAATTATGGTCAAAAGGTATTTTGAAAGAATCTGATAATCCTCAATTAATTCAAGCATATCATAATCAGATAGAAGATATAGAAGATGTCAAATTTGTGCCACATTTCAGTACATGGTTATCTCAAAGAAGATGGGAAAATGACGATTCTGTATCAAAAGTGGCTTCAATACTACAAAAAATGGAAAAGCTAGGATATATCACAACAGGAACTGAATCTAATTTTACATTCTTTATAAAAGATGGAAAAAAGTATAAAATAGACAGATACGATAAGGATTACATAATACAAGATGTTGAATGAAAGCTATATTAAGAATTTTTAAGTACGCTAGAAAAAGAATAATAGCTTTATCATTAGAAAACAAAATGTTAAAAGTTCAGATTGAGTATTATAGAGCGATAGTTGAATCAGATATACATAGAAAACATTAATGAGAAGAAAAAAGGCAAAATATAAACATACTGTTATTAAAAAAAAGAAATATTATTTCTATAAGATAACATGGCTCGATATTACAGGCGACGCTGGTCATTGTACTGCTTTTGATTTTTTGGGATTTATGCCTAGTGTTATGATAACTCACGCTTATTTATTTGCTAAAGATAGAAAATATGTTAGAACTTTTGCAAGCTATGAAGAAAATGATGAGTTATTTTCAGATCGTAATGTATTTCCTAAAGGTTGTATTTTAAAAATGGAAAAAATTCTTTTATGAAGATTGAACTAATTCCATTAGATTCATTAACACCTTACATAAACAATCCGAGAAAAAGTTTAAATGTAGATAAGGTCGCCGCATCTATTAAAGAGTTTGGATTTCAACAACCTATTGTAATCAATAAAGAAAAAGTAATTCTTGCTGGACATACTAGATATTTTGCATCAAAGAAATTAGAATTAAAACAAGTTCCTTGTGCTATTGCAGAATTATCAGATACAAAACAAAAGGCATATAGAATAGCAGATAATAGAGTTTCCGAAGATAATCAATGGGATTTCCCTTTACTAAATTTAGAAATAGAAGATTTAAAAAAAGATAAATTTGATCTTCCTATATTAGGTTTTACTGAAGAAGAATTAAAAAAATTTATGTCAGTAGATACATTCAATCCTACTGATAAAGACGATCAATCTCAAATAGACGAAGCATCTGAAAAATGCGAAACTTGTGGACAAACATTACCTAAATAAAGATTTATATATTGATTATTGTTCACAGAAAGCTAGTGAATATTCTGTATATAAATGGCATTATTCAAAACGAATGCCTAAATCTAAACTTGTAAGGTTTGGTGTATGGGAAAAAGGCGAATTTAAAGGTACAGTTATTTATGGTTTAGGTGCTAATCCTAAATCAGGTGCATTTCTTCAAGTAGATAATTTTCAATGTCCTGAATTAGTAAGAGTAGCTTTATCGACTCATAAAAACCCTGTATCAAAAATAGTAGGATATACTTTAAGAAAACTTAAAAAAGATTATCCTAAACTTAAAGCAGTAGTATCTTATGCTGATCCTGAACAAGATCATAAAGGTAAAATATATCAGGCTATGAATTGGTATTATTTAGGAACTACATCAAAAGCAAAGGTTTATATACAAAATGGAAAAGAAATACATTCTAAAACAATTTCTGATAGAATTAGATTTGGTAAACTAGATAAAAATCATAAACTAGACTATAAAATTACAGAAGGTAAATATAAATATGTTTATTTGTATGATAAAAAGTTATTAAATCTAATAAGAGATAAAATATTGACATATCCTGCGTGAGCTTTAGAAAGGCTGATTGATACCCTCAATTAGATAGATGGTGCGATTCCAATCCTCACGCTCCATATGTTGCAAATAAGACTAAAAAGACATAAAAAGGACATAATGGCAAGACCAATTAAAAGAGTTGATATAGAAACAGTCAAGAAATTAGCGCAATTACACTGCACATACGAAGAAATTGCAGAGTTTGTAGGAGTGTCAACAAAGACATTACAGAGGAGTTATGTCCACTATATAAAAAAGGGACGAGAGCTGGGCAAAATAAGTTTAAGAAAAGCACAATTTGAGAAAGCATTAGGTGGATCAGTACCTATGATGATTTGGCTAGGTAAACAACATTTAGATCAGAAAGATAAGATTGAACAAACTTCATACAATGAACCATTACCTTTAATAATAGAAACTAAAGCTGAAGAAATAAAAGATGGCAAAAAGAAAAGGTAATCTTTATGGCAGAGTAGAACATGAGCCAGTCTTTCATAAGACTTCTATTGGTCGTAATCCTAGTAAAGCAAAAATGAATAAATCAAAGCGACGTTCATGGAAAAAATACAAAGGTCAAGGCAAATGAAAAGATCAATGTTTTATCCGAATGGCGAATTTATCCCTTATCAAATGCCACAAGATTATAGACCATCACAAGGTAGAGGAAGTTGTGGGAATTGTGGATTGTTTAGCCAAAAGCATATGTTCTGTGGAGTCTATCGGACTAAAGGAGTAAGAGATACTTATGTTTGTAATAAATGGCGACAACGACACATAAAGAGATAATGGAAGAGCCCGTTCACTATTTAGTAATGTTATTATTATCGTTTGATGGTCAGATGATAAAAGAAGCATTAGAGTTTACTAGACCAATGACATTAATGGAATGTGGAGATTTTGCAGATGCTCACAGAGAAGCTATTTCAACATTTAGTTGGGACGATCCAAGAGGATCAGCTTGGTTTCTTAATGATGGTACAGGAACATGGCAAGGACATATTTGTCTACAAGACCCTGATAAAATGTGATATATAAAATTCATTATGGCTAAATATCAAGGACGATCAGTTAAATTAAATAAAATTTTAAGAGGCGATGTCAAAAAGTTTAAAGTTTTTGTTCGTAATCGTAGAACAGGAAGAGTGCAAAAGGTTAACTTTGGATCAAAGACAATGAGTATTAAAAAACATATACCAGCAAGAAAGAGATCATTTATGGCTAGAATGGGTGGAGTCTTGAAAAGAGTTCGTGGACAAAAAACATTGTCGCCAGCTTACTGGGCAATCAAGAGCTGGAGATGATTGATAAGTTCTGTTATTTTATATTTGGCACATTAGATAAATGGTGTGCATGGGTTGATAGTATGTTTGTCAAACCTAAAAAGAAAAGAAAGAAAAAATGAAAAAAGATAATGATACATTTAAAGTTAGTTCAGAATCTAAATTGCAACTGCCATTAGCAAACTTAATTGGAATCATATTGGTTGTATCAGGTGCAGTATTTGGCTATGCAAATCTAACAGGCAGAATCACTAGTTTAGAAACTGCAAGACATATAATGGAAACTGATTTAATTTCAAAATCAGATCAAAAAATTACAGATCAGGAACAATATCTTTTATTAGAAATGTTAAGCAAATCACAAGAAACAACAGATAGTGAAATGCATTCAATGAGAAATAATACAGTAGAATTAAATAGAGCTATGAAAGATATAGAAGAATTAAAAAAAACTATTGAAATACTAAAAGATAAGGTAAGAGCAAATGGAACGCATTAATAGACAAGTTATAGATCATATAAAAGATCAACAACATAAAACAAAACAAATGCACATTATTAAACATCTTAAAAAAGAAGTAGATATAGGAGCTAATGGAACTCAAAAGTATGTATTAAAAAAAGGAATTAATAAAGGTAAAATTATATGACAGAATTAGTAGTAGCTTTACTTATGATTATTAATGGAGAGATTAAGGAAGCAAGAATACAAACATCATTATCAGAATGTTTAAAGGGTAAAAGGGTTGCAATGCGTGATACAAAAGACTCTATTAAGTATCAATGCATAAAGTCTATGGCAGAATTAGAGAAAAATATAGATGGAAGTAAATCAATTAAAAAACTTATATTAAAATGAACAAAGTAGATGTTGTAAGAATATTAGCTGAAGATAAGACATTTGAAAATGAAGTAAGAGACAAAGGCGAAAACGATTTAGAAGTTAAGATTAAAATATTAGAAAAAGAAGTAGATACATTAAAAGCAATAATAAATTTAAAAGAGATTGAATTAACTAGCAATCAAACTAAAATAAAAGAAGTTAAAGAAGATAATAAAAAGTTAGCTAAACAAATTGAGGATTTAGAAAAGGAAGCAAAGGATATGTTATTATATCCATAATTATGAGTTTTAAAGATGATAGATTGGTGTGTAGAAAAGATTGGCAAGATTGCGAGAACAATATTCCATTGGTCTTGGAGAGTACAAACTCACAGAAAATATTACAGAAAGAAGAAGTAAATGGAATTTGTTTTAACAATGATAATGTGTGCCTTTGTTGAGGGAAAGACTACTTGTATGCCACCTCATACTTTTAAAGAAACTTATACAGATGGATATAGTTGCATGCTTGCTGGTTATACAAAATCATATGATAAAATTGTTGAACTTGGACAAGAAGATGTTAATAAATTTAATATCTATATAAAATTTGGTTGCAATGAAAATCAATCTAACAAAACCACAATATCAAGTAAGCACATCAGATAATAGATTTAGAGTTTTAATATCAGGCAGAAGATTCGGTAAAACCTTTTTATGTATTACAGAGATGATGAAATATGCATCAAAGGTAAATCAAACTATATGGTATGTAGCACCTACATTTAAAATGGCTAGAGAAATTGTATGGTCTAAATTAAAAGAAATTTTACATTCGTTTAATTGGATAGAAGAAATAAATGAAACAAATCTACAAATAACAATCAAAAAGACAGGATCAAAAATATCATTAAAAGGTTGTGATAATTATGATTCATTAAGAGGTGTAGGAATAGATTTTTTAATATTAGATGAGTTTGCTGATATTGATGAAAAGGCATGGACAGAAGTATTAAGAGCATCTGTTGCTGATACTGTTGGAGATGTTTTAATGTGCGGATCCCCTAAAGGTTATGGTAATTGGTCTTATAGAATGTACCTTAAAGGTCAGGGAGAAGATAAAGAATGGAAAAGTTTCCAATTTACAACTTTACAAGGTGGAATGGTTTCACAAGATGAAATAGAACAAGCAAAACAAGATGTAGATATTAGTACATTTAGACAAGAATTTGAGGGTACTTTTGAGAATTATGCTGGAAGTGTTTATTATAATTTTCACCCTGTTGAGAATGTAAAACATAAAATTTTAGATTGGACTAAACCTTTACATATCGGATTAGATTTTAACGTCGATCCTATGTCAGCTTCAGTATCTCAAATAGATGGAGATATAATACATTTTGTTGATGAGATTGTAATTTATTCAAGTAATACTGATGAAATGGTTGAAGAAATAAGAAATAGATACGGATCAAAAATGAAAATATTTTTATATCCTGATCCAGCATGTAGGCAAAGAAAGACATCAGCTGGAGGAAGAACTGATTTAACTATATTACAAAATGCTGGATTTAGTGTTAAATGTAAATTAAAACATTCTCCTGTGAGAGATAGAATCAATGCAGTCAATTCAAGATTAAAAGATGCAAATGGAAAGAGACACATCTTTGTTAATCCATCTTGCAAAACAATCATCAATGGTTTACAAAGACAGATATACAAGGAAAATACAAATATTCCTGATAAGGAAGAAGGATTTGACCATATGAACGATTCGATAGGATATTGCATTGAAATTTTAAAACCACTTATCGCTCAAACAAAACCTTTTAAACCATCAAGATGGACACATAAATAATATGGCTTACGCTAGAGATGAAGCATTAGAAACTCATAAAGATTACAAAGAAAATGTAAACTTATGGGAGTATTATATAAGATCGTATAATGGTGGTTATGATTATATGGTCGGTCAATATCTTAACAGATATAATTTAGAATTAGATAATGAATTTAATCAAAGATTAGCAAACACTCCTTGTGATAATCATTGTAAAAATATTATTCAGATTTATTCATCATTTTTATTTAGAGTTAAAGCAAGTAGAAATTTTGGATCAATGGCAGATGAGTCTAGTTTAGAATCATTCTTAAAAGATGCTGATCTAGATGGAAATAGTTTTAACAATGTAATTAAACAAGCACAAAATTATTCTTCTATTTATGGACATTGTTTTATGATTTTAGATAAACCTAAAGTCACAACAAATACAAAGGCAGAAGAATTAGAACAAGACATAAGACCTTACTTATCAATTATTACTCCTGAAAATGTTTTAGATTGGAATTTTAAAAGAGAAATTAATGGAAAATATTATTTAGATTATTTAAAAATTAGAGAAGAAGTAGATAGAAATGGTGGAACTTATATGAGGCTTTGGTATCCTGACAGAGTTGATACAATCTATATGAAAGATGATAGAACAGAGCCAAGTTTAATAGATACTGCCGATAATCTGATTGGCAAAATACCAGCAGTTATTTTATACAATTCCAAAAGTCACAAAAGAGGAATTGGTCAATCAGACCTTACTGATATAGCTGACTTACAGAAATCTATCTATAATGAATTTTCAGAAATTGAACAATTAATTAGATTAACAAATCACCCATCATTAGTTAAGACTCCAAGTGTAAATGCAAGTGCTGGAGCTGGTGCTATTATAGAAATGCCTGATGAGATGGAGCCAAATCTTAAACCTTATTTATTACAACCATCAGGACAGAATCTTCAAGCGATTATGGATTCTATAAATTCTAAAACAGAATCTATTAATAGATTAGCTCATACAGGAGCAATAAGAACAACAAGAAGTCAGATTAATTCAGGAATAGCATTACAAACAGAATTTGAATTGTTAAATGCTAGACTATCTGAGAAAGCTGATAATTTAGAAATAGCAGAAGAACAACTATTTAGATTATATAGTATGTTTCAAGATACACCATTTGACGGAGAGATTAATTACCCTGATTCATTTAACATTAGAGATTACGCAACTGATTTATTATTCTACCAACAAGCTAAAGCAATCAATGTTCAATCTCCAACATTAACTAAAGAGATAGACAAAGAAATAGCTAGAGCAGTAGTTGATGATGATGAGAAGTTAAATAATATCTTTGATGAGATAGATTCTAATAGTCAAGTAGGTGAGTTCACACAAGACGAACCAGCACAAGAAGATCAAGAAGTAGAAGAAGAACAGATATAAAAAAGGCGACCATTTCTGATCGCCCTAGTTTATTTATTTTACAACCCAAAATGTTTTATGAAATTGTAGTGGTTTCTTTGTATTGGGATTTTGTATTGTTCCGTGAAAAGACTCCCAACAACCATCAGACCCTAGCTTATAAAGATGAACAGGGTAAGCATCATTCTTTTTAAATTTAAAAAGATGACCCCAATCTTGCTTCATCATTTTTACACACTCAACAGCAGTATCAATATCCTTAGTACCAACTAACCAAGAAGTTCCCATTCCAATATATATAATGGAAAGATACTGTACTGTTTTTTCCTCTTTTTGTTTTTTCATTTTTTCTCCTGTGTTGTTTTTATTATCCTATTATACCATACGCACTTTTTACAAATGCTCTAGAAGTAAGCAAAGTGAATTAAGGCAAAAAATAAGTGGCTTAGCAGTAGGTAAAAAAAAGTGAAGAAAAAGCTTTTTTGAGTTTTAGAGTTTTTTATGATAGATACAGAAAATGGCAGATATAATCCAAAAAAGTACAGAATACCGAATCAAACAAATCGAACTTGCAGAAGCTAAATATTACAAAGAACTTACAAAAGCATTAGGAAGAATAGAACAAGAAGTTATATCTTTAGCTGGTAAAGATTTACCTACACAAGATGGTAAGTTAATAGAACTACAATCAGCTATTGCAATCAGGCCTAAAATAAAAGCTATTATAGAAAAAGAATATTTACCTTTTGCAGATAGAGTTGTTAGAGAGGGTTTTAATAAACAAGCTAAAAGAATAGAGAAAGCTTTTAAGAGAATAGGTAATATACCTGTTGAGTTTCAAGAACTTACAAAAGGCGATTTAGCTTTAGTACAGAATCTTAAACAACAATACTTTACACAGTTCAAAGATGTATCAAATACATTTACAAGAAGATTATCAGAAAAGGTTTATCAGAATACTTTAGTTGGTTCAGACTTTGCAGATTTAGATAAAGAATTAAGACAAACTATAAATGGAATCTATGCTAGTTCAGATGATGTAGAAGCTAATAAGCTAGTAGAGTTTATAGAAGATAATAAGTTTAAAAAGTCTATGCAATCGCAAGTTGATAAGGCAGTTCAAACATTACAGACTAAATTTGCAAGAGATCGTGCTGGTGAGAATATGAAAAGATATGCTGGTCAGATATTAAACGATTCTTTACGTGATTTTGATGCAACATTAAACTTCAATAAGTCAAATGATGCTGGTTTAACTTTTGTTAAATACTATGGAGATGTAATACCCACAACACGACAGATTTGCAGAAATCTTATAAATGGTGTAATAAAATCTAAGAGATCAGATGGTCTTTTTACGATTGATGAAGTTAGATCATTATGGGCTTCAAGAAGTTGGTCAGGCAAAAAAGCTGGAAACCCTTTAGTAGTTCGTGGTGGTTATAATTGTAGACATCAATGGAGTTACGTCAACCCTGATTGGTATGATAGTGACGGTGAACTAATAATATAGGAGTAAATATGTCAGAAGATAAAACACAAGAAACTTCAACACCTGTTGAAGCTAAAGAAGAAGTACAACAAGAAACAAAACAAGAAAACAAACAAGAAACTAAATCATTTACACAAGAACAATTAGATAACATTGTTCAAACTCGTATTATGGCAGAGAGAAGAAAATACGAGAAAAAGATAGAAGAAGAAAACAAACAGAAAGCTGATATTCTAAAACAAAAAGAATTAGAAGAAGCTAAAACAAAACAAGACTTGGAAAAGATAATGCAAGACAGAATCCAAGAGAAAGATCAAGAAATTAATAAGTATAAACTTGGTCTTAAAAAAGAAAAGATTGACAATTCTATCTTATCTGTTGCATCAAAGAATAGAGCAATCAATCCTCAACAAGTTGTTTCATTATTAGAAAGAGAAATTAAATTAAATGATGATGGAAGAATAGAGGTACTTGATAATAATTCTAATGTACGATATAACCCTAAAGGAGAACTTTTAACAATAGAAGATAGAGTTAATGAGTTTTTAGATACGAACCCACACTTCCGTTTAAGTACAAATCAAGGTTCAGGAAGTAAAGCAAGTATCGGTGGTAATACTGTTAAACCTTTTAACTTACAGGAACTAGACCTTAATAAACCCGAAGATCGAAAAGCTTATGCCGAATATCGTAAGCAAAGAGATTCAGGTGCTGTTAAGATTAACTTAAACAATAAATAATAATAAAGGAAACAAACAATGGCAAACGAAAGCACAAGTTCTACACTATCGGAACTATACACAGAGATAGTGGCAGAAGCTCAATTTGTTGCACAGGAACAATCCATTATGAGAAA